AAAAACCTACCTTGGACCGAGGTAGATTATCTGAACTCATGGGTCTTACATATGATGGAGAGACGTTACGTGCAACTACAAACAATATGGCGGTACCGTTACCAGAAAATGCACCAAGAGATGTTGATCCAGAAGTAGTGAAGGCGGTTACTAAAGATTATTCACAGTTAATGAAGAAACTAAAACTCACTTGAGATGATATATGGCGCAGGGCATAGGAATTACTCTACCCCTTAAATTGGGAAATACTGGATATTTTGAACAATCGTTCGATACGTTAACACAAGTTAAGTCAAATTTTATAAATCTGATACTTACTAGAAAGGGGGAACGAGTTCATCAACCCGAATTTGGTTGTGGTATCCATGATTACTTATTTGAGCAACTTACCGCTGAAAATATTGAAGGGGCACGACTGTCGGTGGTTGACGCAGTAGAACGATGGATGCCGTTCTTAGAACTGGTACAATTTGAGTTAAATTCTGCACCTATTGACATCGATAACAATAGACTACAATTATACGTGGGATATAGGCTCAGAAGAAATCCGAATATTAGAGATACAATAATTTTGACGTTTTAGGAGATAATTAATGGCAGTAAACCAATCTATAACTAAAAAATTTACACCAAATTTTAAAGATGTAAATTATTTATCAAAAAATTTCTCCGAATTCCGTCAAAATTTGATTGAATTTGCTAGAACGTACTATCCAAACACGTATACGGATTTTAATGAAGCGTCACCTGGCATGATGTTTATGGAAATGGCAGCATATATCGGTGATGTAATGTCATTTTACATAGACAATCAATATAAAGAAAATTTACTACTGTTCGCCAAAGAAAGGCAAAATGTTGTAGCAATATCCCAAGCACTTGGATACAAACCAAAATTAACTGCAACTTCTACGGTGGAAGCGACCATATATCAGATGGTTCCAGCACTCGGCGCATTAAACAATTACGAACCGGATAAACGATTTTTTTTGAGAGTACTGACAAACTCTAAATTTTCTACAGACGTTCCTCCGATACAATCATTTAGGTCAATTCAAGATGTAGATTTTGCAGACGCGTCGGGTAGAACAATTAGAATTCTTTCCAGAGATATCAATAATGCACCTACAATGTATGTGGTATCTAAAAAAATAAAATTAGTGTCGGCAGATTTAAAAACAGTCACATTTACTTTTGGCTCTGCACAAAAATTTACGAGAGTAGAAATACCAGATTCGAATGTCGTTTCAATTGTTGGTGTAGTTGATAGTGAAAACAATCCTTGGTATGAGGTTGATTATCTCGGTCAAGATTTAATTCTAGAAGAAAAAAATATTTCTACACGTACGCCTGATGGATTTTTTGCAGAAGATACACTGGAAATAAACTCACTACCTCCTGCAAAATTGGCAGTGTTGCGTAGAAAACCTAGAAGATTTACTACTCGTGTAAATTCAAATTTAAAAATGGAATTATGGTTTGGGTCTGGAACTAATAACTTAGATGATGAACTAGTAACACTTAACTCCGGACAAATTGCAAATACAAAATATAATCAAGGAATTGCAAACGTAAGTTTAGACCCTTCAGATTTCTTACAGAGTGATAGTTTTGGATTGGCTCCGGCAAATACCACATTAACAGTGACGTATTTAGTTGGTGGTGGAATTGAATCAAATGTGGCATCAAATACCATAAATAAGGTAGATTTTCCATTAATTGCAAATTTGGGGTCCGATTACACTGCAGCAGAACAAAATTTATTTGCTGAAGTGGTGGCTAGTTTAGCAATAAAAAACGAAGAACCTGCTAGGGGTGGCGGTAATATAGAAACTGTTGAAGAAATTCGACAAAATGCCTTAGCATTTTTTAATGCACAAAACAGAGTAGTTACTGATAAAGATTACGTGGTTCGTTCGTTGGCAATGCCATCCAAATTTGGACAAATATCAAAAGTATTTGTTGTCAGAGACGAACAAATTAGCGAAATAGAATCTCAAAATCCAGAAACGTTGCTAGTAAATAATGACGCAAATCCGTTTAATAATAGAACGTATGTATACGATCCAGTTGCTCCAAATTCAATCAATTTGTACGTATTGGGATATAATGCCGAACGGCGTTTAGCACCACTTAACGCATTAGTTAAGAAAAATTTGGCAAAATATTTAGAACAATATCGTATGTTGACAGACGATGTAAATATTATTGATGCATTTGTGGTTAATATTGCAGTGGAATTTCGTATCATCGTGTACAGAAATTATAATATGAATGATGTAATTGCCCGATGTATCGATGCAATTAAACAATTTTTCAATATAGACAAGTGGCAAATTAATCAACCAATTATTATGAATGATTTACGATTAACAATTGGGTCAGTGGAAGGAGTACAAACGGTCACCGACGTTATTGTTACCAACAAATATAAATTCAAAGATGGAAGAGATTATTTCGAATATCGATATCCTATCGATGAGGCAATTGAAGATGACATTATCTATCCATCGCTTGACCCGTGTATATTTGAAATACGATATCCAGAAACCGATATTGTGGGCTACGCTAGACAATAGATGAGATAATATATGAGAACGTTTTTATCACCCACACAAGATACCACAATATATCAACGATACCCGACCATTAATACCGGTTTGGATGAAATTTTAGAAATTGGTAAGTTAACTCGTACGCTTGACGGGGATGTTATGTATGCATCCTCATCAGTCCGTGCATTAATTAATTTTGATATACCATCTGCGCAGCAATATCCAAGTAATGCAAAATATTATTTACATTTTCGTATAGCAAATGCAAAAAATGTAAAACGTTATCAGCAATTAAACGTATATCCGATATCAAGTAGTTGGGTAGAGGGTAGTGGATATTTTTATCAAGATGTGAAAAATATGCAAGATGGTGCAACATGGAGTGAGTCTGACAGGTTGGTAAATTGGACAACATCTGGCAGTGATTTTGTATCTACTCCAAGTGCTTCATATGTAATGAAAAACGTGCCTATCGAAGATATTAAGATTGATGTTACAAGTATCATTGCGCCCGTTGTATCTGGTAGTACATCGTTGTGGAATGGATTACTAATAAAATACCCCACGGGGGATGAACTAGATCAGAACAATAAAGGAAATATTAAAGTATTTTCTGGAAATACTCACACCATCTTTGCACCTAAGCTAGAAATTGTGTGGTCGGACCAGCAATTCCAAACGGGAAGTTTGAAACCAATACGTAACAGTAACGTGTCGATAATACCACGCAACATCAAAGAGGCATACACCCGTGGCGAGATAGATAAGGTGTATTTGGTTACCAGAGATTTATATCCAGATAAAAAATACGACTCCGTACAACGATATCGTAATACATATTATTTACCGTCGCAATCATATTTCAGAATAACCGATGATGTCTCTGGTACAGTGTTGTATGATTTTGATCAATATTCTGCAATTAGTTGTGATGTGTCGGGTTCATATTTCGTACTGGATACATCCGCATTGGAAATAAATCGATATTACACCGTGGATATAAAAATTAAATCCGGTAGTTTAGTGTTCTTCCCAGAATTTAAATATACATTCAAGGTAGATGCCGATGAGTAATTTTTTAGATTCATTCCTACAAAAATTTTTGGTGACATTACCAAAAAATAATGATGACATCATTACAGTAACAACTCAAAATTTTTCTCAAGAAGGTGACATATTTACCGTAGATACACGGGTTATAAATCCTAGTGTAATACCGACTACACAATCACTGGCAGAATTACAACCTGAAATTTCCTATACCCATCCGTTTAAAATTGTAACTCCGTTGGATTATGACGGGTCAACCATTATAGTCAGTCCAAATATTGAAACGCAGCCAACTGCATCACAAGGATATTATGTTCCTATTTATTTTGAACGATATAATAGAGAAGTAATGGCTAACATAGATAGAGATTTTACTGAATTAACACTAGTTTTTATTAGCGGTGATGACACCGTGGAGATTGGTTAATATATGCCAAATCAAACTAATTTTCGAAGTGATATTACCACCAAGACAGATATACGATTTTTAGCGTCTAGAGTAGTAAATAATCCAAGTGAATTAATTCTATTCGAAGAAATACCTGCCAGTTTTGGGTATGACAATAATGATAACGTAGAATTACATTTCTACTCTCTTATAACAAATGTGTTAGTACTAAGTATTACTGTCAAACTATCGGATGACGTATTAAAAGTGCATACTGTGAAGTATGCGGATAATACGTATAAAAATTACTTACGAATTGACTTTACTAAATTGT